ATAGCACCCGAAGAGATAAACGCGACAAGAGCCTTTCCGTAGACCTTGACAAGGGCGTATGGAATTGCCACTATTGCGGTTGGGGAGGAACAATCAACGGCAAAGAGAAATGGGAGAAGCCGTGGCACAATAATGCTCCTATCCGCAGACAGAAGCCTGAATACATGAAGCCAAAACCGAAGCCGACAGCACCGCTCTCTGATAAGGTCATCGAATACTTCAATAGCCGTGGCATAAGTCAGATGACGCTCGAAGCCCTGAAAGTTACATCAGGTATAGAGTGGATGCCTAACGTGGGGCAAGACGGCAAAGGCGGTCAGATTAACACGATACAATTCAATTTCTATCTGAACGGAGAGCTTGTCAACGTGAAGTATCGTGACGGTTACAAGCATTTCAGGCTTATAGGCGGTGCGCAGCTTATACCCTATAACATTGACGCTATCAAGGGGAAGCCTGAATGCGTCATAACAGAGGGCGAGATTGATGCTCTCTCTTTCCACGAATGCGGACGCACAGACGTTGTCAGCGTCCCTAACGGAGCTAACAGCACCGAATGGCTTGATGATTTTCTTGAAGAGTATTTCGATAACAAGGAGGTCATTTACATAGCGTCAGACACTGACACGAAAGGGGTGCAGCTTCGGGATGAGCTGATGCGCAGGTTTGGTCCTGAACGCTGCCGTGTGCTGTCATACGGAGAGGGCTGCAAGGACGCTAACGAACACCTGATTAAATACGGCAAGCAGAGCCTTTTGAAATGTATCGCTGACGCTCCCGAAACGAAGTTAGAGGGGGTCTTTCAGGTCAGCGATTTTGAGGACAGCCTTGACGCTCTCTTTGAGAACGGAATGCAAAAGGGAGTGACTATCGGACACGATTGTTTTGACCGTCTGTGTTCCTTTGAAACGAAGCGTCTATGTGTCGTAACAGGCATACCTGGCAGCGGCAAATCGGAGTTTATAGATGAGATTGCAGAATGTCTGAATATGCGCTATGGTTGGCGGTTCGCATACTTCTCTCCTGAAAACGCTCCGCTCGCCTATCACGCATCAAAGCTGATAGAGAAATTCACAGGCAAGAAATTCGACCGTCAACACCTGACACACGGAGAGTATCGTATGGTCAAGGCGCACATCGAAAGCAACTTTTTCTTCATATCCCCGAAAGATGATTATCGGCTTGAAACCATTCTCGAAAAGGCAAAATCCCTTGTCAGGCGCAAAGGTATCAAATCCCTTGTCATTGACCCTTTCAACAGGCTCGAAGATGAGAGTGACGGACAGAACGAAACTAAATACATCAGCCGTCTGCTTGACCGCCTGACCAACTTCGCACAACAGAATGATGTCCTTGTCATCTTAATGGTACACCCAGTGAAGATGAAGCGGAACACTGACGGTCAGACGGAGGTTCCCACGCTGTATGATTGCAGCGGCTCTGCCAACTTTTTCAATAAGACGGATTTTGGTATCGTGGTGCATAGAAACCGAGTGGAAAACACGGTTGAGGTTCACGTCCAAAAGGTAAAATTCAGACACCTCGGAGAGTGCGGTATGGCTCTCTTCAAATACAATCTCAATAACGGCAGATATGTGCCTTACACTAACGGAATAGAGCCGTCTTGGGATAACGAAAACCACTTAATAAGAGAATACGAACAGAAAGTGCGAGATGCAGAGGAAGCCGCAAGGTTTAACTTTGACGACCTCCCTTTTGCCAATGGAGAGGAAGAGGATTGCCCTTTCTGACATCATAACAACCCCAACCATTCAATATCAACATAATTGCAACATACAGATGAATTGGAAAAACTTAAAACTCAACCCTCCCGAAGAGGACGCAACCGTGCTTTTATGGCATAGGTGGTGTTCGCTTGACTGCGCACAGGTCTATAATTATCAGGCTGACGATAGCCTCCTAACATCAGACCGAGAGACAATCAACACATCTGACCTTTCAGATGATTACCGATACATCATATTGGAGGAGATAAAATGAAACGAACAATAACAGCTGATGAGGTGCGTAGATTCTTTGAGTCTTGCATAAAACAGTTCGATGAAGCAGGTTTTTATCTGCATTCAGTCAGAATACATCGCTCTGAAACCCCAAACACACCCCAAATCACCCTCAATTACTCACAAGATGAAGAGTTACACCGCACTAATATAAAGAACCCAAAAGAGAGCGCAAAATAGGTTCTATCAGCTTAAATGGCTGACAAACAATGCACATAAGAGCATTATCTATTGGCAAAGAACGCGGAGTAACCCACATAACAGAGGAAAAGCAAAACGCAAATATCTCAAACGAAAACCCTGACAACAGGGCAATACGAACCATAAATACAACAAAAACAATGAACCAAAGCATTAAACTTGACCTCCTGAAGCTGAAAGGCGCAGCCGTGGTCAATCTGAAAGGTAAGACGGCAACGAAGCGATGCCTTGTAATACCTATTGAGGACGCACAGCTGTTCCTCGGTCAGAAAGGCTGTTACCTGAACCTTACAGCTATTGAGATGCAGAACTCGCAGTATGGCGACACTCACTGCGTCAAACAGAGTTACGACCGCTCTGTATATGATGCGATGACAGAGGAAGAGCGCAACGCACAGCCTATCATCGGTAGCGTAAAACCGCTGATAAAGCAAGCCCCTGCCATTGAAGCGTCAAACATCGTGGCTAATGAAGATGACCTGCCGTTCTGACATCTGACACCAAGCCTTGTACGTGCGCAGTTAGTATGTTGACCAATATAGGGTCTAAAGACCCACTATTATAGTGGTCTATATACTAACATAGGGCATAAGACTGACTGAATGGGTTTCTGATACCTGTTCAGTCAGGGCGTTACAAGCGAGAACCCTTTTAGAACCCCAAATTTGAGCGTAAAAGAATATGATTGATAAAACATACGGCTCGGCAAAGAAAAGCCGTCAGAGAGCGAAACCGTCCCAAATAACTGACATCTTCACGGTCATCTGTAAGACTGACCTGAAAGTGGAGTGCGTAAAAGAGTATAAGTTCCACCCCAAGCGAAGGTGGCGGTTCGACTATGCCATACCCGACCATAAGATAGCCTTGGAGGTTGAAGGTGGGGTGTGGACAGGTGGCAGACATATCAGGGCGCAGGGCTTCCTCGGAGATATGGAGAAGTATAACACAGCAACGCTTATGGGGTGGAGGGTGTTCCGCACAACGCCTGACTACCTGTTGAAAATGGTTACCCTGAATATGGTAAAACAAGCCATTTTGGGCAATTATGACCCTGAAAATGCGCATTCATGAGTAAAAGTGCATACATTGTAAGCACTAATTAGTAATTTTGCATCAAAAACGTATGACATCATCAGAATTTATGCTCGGCTTGAAGCCAGTCACGGTGGATTGTTTCTCTGTCTTTGCTCCTTACTATGAGCAGAGGGCGAAGCATTACATCTATCCGAGCTATATGCAGTCGGTGTGCTATATGTTGAGCAAGGGCAACTTCTATTGGAAGATATTCAACACCCCCAACGGCACGGTGCTATTGGTCATCAGCCGTTCTCGGATGTTCGGCATCTTCGGGGTTCAGGTCAACGTCTGCCCTATCTCATCGGTCGGCTCTGCCAGTGATGAGATATTGATATTGAAGGAATGCCTGAAACAAGGTCTGTCTGTCAAGATGACCACAGAGGACATAAGACGCTATCACATTCCACAGCGTCTATATGGGTTGATTGACCTCGCAGACGAATACATATACCACTCACAGAAAGCAGCGGCAATGAGCGGCTCTAAATACCGAAAACTACGCAATCAAACGAAGCGCATAACCTCTAATCCTGACTATCGGGTGGTCTATGGGGCAACCGAGCAAGCGGCTGACATCATCAGGGCGTGGGATGAGCGATACAAGCGCATCAACGGAACTCCAACACATCAGGCTGTCCTATGGAACGTATGTAAGTCAGCACCCGAAGCCTTCGTCAGCACCCGAAGCATATTCATTGGCGAACAGATAGAGTGCGTGTCGGTATTGGAACGGCTCTCTGAAAGCCATTATGTAATCGTGCTTCGTGTCCGCAATTATGATAGCGCACTGAATGATGTTGGCTCGGCAATGCAGTGGGTTGACTGCTCGGCTCTGTCATCAGAGGGCGCAACGCTACCAATATATGCCAACATCGGTATGGCTGACACCGAGGGCTTGAAACACGCAAAGCAAGCCCTGATACCGTGCGCAAAACAAAAGATATACAATCGAAATTTTTTTCAACTGTATATCTTATATATTATTAAGCCCAGTTTCCGTCTTTGAAAATCGCTACTTCTTTACCATCTGCTGTATAACCAGTAATGTTTGTTGTCACTTCTCCAATCATAAAGTCAACATGAACTAAACTATCATTAGCACCAACTTCTGCTAATTGGTCATCTGTCATTTCTGGACCACCTTGAACACATGTTGGATATGCTTTACCAAGAGCAATGTGACACGCTGCATTCTCATCAAATAGTGTTTCTAAGAATAGAATTTTTGTATTTGAGATTGGTGAATCATAAGGTACTAATGCCATTTCTCCTATTCTTCTTGAACCTTCATCAGTTTCTAATAAGTTCTTAAGAACATCATAACCACGCTCAGCTCCGAAGTCTACGACTTTACCATTTTCAAATTTCAACCAGAAGTTATCGATT